ATCCTGGAACGGCGCGGCGGAATCGCGGCTATTGCCGACCGAAAGCACATCGGATTGGATCAACGGCTGTTCGGCGCCCAGGTCAATGGACATGAAGGGCATACGAAGCCAATTGCCACCAGGCGCGGTGCCATAGGTGGCTTCCTTGATCATGTGAATGCGCCCATTGGCGCCAATGGCACGCGGCATGGCAGTATCCTTCGGTTCAGGAAAGCGGCGTTTCTGCCGCGGAGAATTGCAGGGTTACGGAAAAGCGCGCGGCGCGCAGTGGCGCGGCACCTTCATATTCCACGTCTTCCAGATCAGCCGGGCCCGCTTGGGCATATTCCACCGCACCGCCCAAGGTGCGGTTGGCAGCAATGCCGGCGGCCAGGGCTACCAGCAGCGCATCCAGCGCGGCGGCGCGGGCGGCGGCGGTATTGCCGGCCACCACCACTTCCACATGCGCTTCATGTTCAATATGCCAGCGCAGCGGGGACATGATGGCTTCAGCCAAAGCGCTTTCACCATCCCGCAGCACCACCAGGCCGCCCGGGGGCAAGGCTTGGGGGTAGGTTTCATTGCGCAGCACAACAGGCTTTGGCGCCGGGCGCGCAGCGGCTGAGGCTGTAAGGTTCGCCAGCAGCGCGGCCAGGGCGGTTTCACGCGCGGACATTGGCGCGGACCTCCTTATCCCATTCAGCAACGAAGCGGCCCGGAATGCGGGACGCTACCACGCGGGCGGGGCCGCGAATGTCCAGCTTTTTGGGCAGTTTCACGGCTGGCAACATCAAAAACATGGGGACCAGGCCCTGCGCCAATAGGCCGCGCGCCCAGGCTTCACGGCCTTTGCGGTTGCCCGCGCCTACTTCGGCAACACCACCTGCAATCAATTTGGTGCGGCGCCGCCTGCCGGTTTGCTCCCCCGCCTTCAACGGCAAGCACCAGACAAAGCCGCGCCCGGATTTGAAGGGGCGCATGAAAGCCTGCTTGCTGGCGACCATCTGCGCCGGCGTCACGCGCATGCCTTTTCCGCCCCGGCCACGCCTGCCCTGCGCCGCGTTGAAGCCGGTTGGAATGGCCAGATATTTCTTGCCACCCTTGGGCCGGACCATGGCGCCCTTTTCAAAGGCATCCACAATGGCCGGCACCTTGGACCAAACCAGCCCGGCCGCGCCCAGGCTCGGCCTACGCGGGAAGGTTCGGGCGCGCCAGGCATTGCCAATGCCGCGCCCCTTTGAACCAAAAGCGGCATTGACCTGCGCGCGCAGACCAAGCTGCAGATTGCGGGTTTCTTCGCCCATCACGCGGAAAGCCGCGCGCGCGCCGCTTTCCGCTTCGCGCTGCATATATTCCGCAATGTTGCCCTTGACCTGAGCCACGAATTTCATCGGCGGCACATCACGCGCCAGGCGATGTTGATATCATCGCGCATCGGTTCCGCCACCACAGTCAATTGGCTGCCATCGGCCAGCAGAAACACATCACCAACGGCAACCTGCGCCAGATCCGCCACAGCCAGGTTCAGCACATCGGTTGCTTGCACCACGCTTTGGCCGAAGGCGAATTCGGCCGCATCCGGCGCGGTGCGGATGGCGCGCAGGGCCACACCTGGCCCGCTGCCACCCGCGTAGTAAGTCATCGCTTCCGCCATGTTTGTATCCGCGACAAGTGCGGCCATGGCGGCGGCGAAGGCGTTCATGAATTAAGCCGCAGTGGCGTTCGGGCGGCCCAAGCGCACCAGAATTTCCGTGGCGCCAGCGGCATAGTTGCCCGGGCCAACAGCCCAGCCGATGCAGTTATTGGAAGCGGCAGTGGTTGTCACATTTTTGTTGGTGTCATCCCAGAACACGCGCACACCTTCGCTGATGGCAACACCAGTTGCCTTTGCCAAGCGGAACACGCCTTCAGTCATGATGGCGACATTGGCGCCAGACGCGGCAGCATGCACCGCCACACCAAACATCAACCCAACCAGAACGCCAGCACCGGAAGCCACTGCAGCCGGAGCGGTCACGGTGATCACATCGGAATCACTCACTTTATTGACAGCCATGGGAAAACCCTTTCAGGAAATTGAATGGATGGGAAAGCGGGCGGCCCTTCAGCCACCCGCATCAGATCAGCCCAGGTTCGCGGCCATGGCGCGCGGCTGTACCGCCGCCGCGCCGAAATCGAACACCACGCGGAAGGTCATGCCGCTGTAGCGGATGTCTTCGGCGCTGGTGATGGTGGGCGCGCGCTGGCCTTGCAGATACGCAATTTCCACACCCCGGATGTCGCCACGGCACAGGTAGTACGGGTCATTCCCGGTATCCAGGAAGGGTTCCATCACCAGCGAAGTGCTGGAACGGTAGGCATCCGGCAGCACCGCGCCGGTCGCAGTCGGCACAATGCGGTTGCCCAACAGTTCAAGCGCCGTGTCTTCTTCATCCGGGCCAACCAGCAGCACCATGGAAGAAGGCGGCGGCAGCGGCGCTGCGCTTTCACCCGCGCGGGCTGGGCTGGTCTGCTTGGTCAGCAGCGCGCGCAGCTCAGCGAAGGTGCCAGCGGCCAGGTTGCCCGCCGTGCCCAGGTTATTGCGGCCAGCCGCGAACAGCGCCGTGGCGCCACCCGCCGGCCAATTGGCATTGGCGGTCAGGATGCCGAACACCACGCGGCGCAGCGCCGTGTAGCCAGCCAGGGCCGCGCCCGAAAGCACATCCTGGAAGGCGCGCGTGTCGTCATTCACCAGCGCCTGGCGCGTCAGCGCCACCAGGCGGCCGCGTTCCTGCACCGCGTAAGTCTGGCCTTCTTCGGCGATGCTGCCATAGGTATAGGGCGCGCCTTCAGCAATGGCAGCCACTTCCGGGAATTGGCCAGCGAAGGCAGAAGTGATGGTTTTGAAATCCGCCACATCAACTTCACGCGTCCAGGAAGACCATGTGTTCGGGTATTGGCCAAACAGGCCCTGCACAGATTTATTCGCGGAATTCACCAAAATAAGCGGGAAGTCGCTGGTGGAATGCTGCGCGTTGATCCGCCCAGACAAAACCATTTCCGCCAGATCGGCACCGGACATGCGATGCACGTCCTTCACACCATTAGCCACCGCGATTTCACGCATAAGGCCATGGAAACCCATATTGGCGAATTCGCGGCTTTCCGCCGGCGGCGCCTGGTTGGAAAGCTGCGCAGAAAGCGCACCGGTCCAGCGGGCGCGCAGCGTGTCGCGTTCATCACGGATCACGCTGACCACCGAAGAATTCGGCATGATCGGGGCGGGGCTGCGCGCCGCCACCGCTTCAAGCGCGGCTTCAAGCGCGGCTTCGCGCGTGGCGCCGCGTTCAATCTGCGTCAGCGCGAATTCGGCCGGCAGGCCGTTGCGTTCGGCAATGCCGCGCACGTCAGCAATGGAAGCGGCCGCCGGGGCAACCGGGGCAGCAGATTGGGCCGGGGAATTCCCGCCGGCCTGGGCAATGATATCGGTCATCCCGATCTCCTTGGCTTGTGCCAGCGGGATTGCTGGCGGGTTTTGAACTTCCGGCGCCACTACGGGCACCGCATCGCGCGCCGCGCGCACCAGCCCACAAAAGGCTGCGGGCGCGGCGGCGTAACGATTTGGGTCAAGCGCCGCAAAGGCGCGAATTTCTGCGGGTTCTGCCGCTTCACTGGCGAAACCTTCCGCCACGGCCATATCCGCATCAAACCAGGTTTCGGCGCGCATAAGCGCGGCCACGGTTTCTTCATCCTTGCCGGATTTGGCAGCATAGGTGCGGCGATAGGCGGCACTGATCTGGTCCAGCACATCGGCCTGCTGGCGCATGCTTTCCGCATCGCCCAGCGCACCGCCCCAGGCTTCATGGATCATCAGGAAGGCATTGCCCGGCATCACAATCCGGTCGCCCGCCATGGCAATAAGGCTGGCCGCTGATGCGGCGATCCCTTCCACAATCACGGTCTTCGGCCCGGCATGGCGCGCCAGCATGTTGTGGATGGCGATGCCCGCCAAAGCATCCCCGCCATAGGAATTGATTGAAATGGTCAGCGGCTGATTGGCGGACAGCTTTTTCATTTCCGCCGCCACACCAGCGGGCGTAATATCCCAACCCACATCACCCAACAGCGAAAGCACCGCGGCCTGTTCGGCCGCAGCGCGCATTTGCACTGGCATGGAAGCCCCCTTTAAGCGTTTGTGGCCGCAAGCCCCGTGGCGGCGATTTCAATGGCGGAATTCACCGCCGCATCCTGCGCGCCGCCGGAAGCATTGGCGCGGCGCGGGTCAGCATCCAGGATCAAGCCCAAATCATCATGTAGGGCGTTATCATCGGCGATCTGCTGCGCGATGGTGGTGGGGTCATAGCCCTGTTCCGTCACCGCCTGGCGCCAGGTCTTCAGGCCCATGCGGATCATGGCTTTGGTCGCCAACGCATCCTTCATCGGGTCCACAAATTCAAACACAGGCGGGCCCCAGGCCACCGGGTAGGCGTGCGGCGCCGGTGACAACACACCAGCACCAAGCGCGGATGCCACCCAGGCGCGCCAGATCGGTTCGCACATCCCCGGGATCAGCAAATGCCACTGGTCTTGCTCAAGCTGGCGCTTGAAGGCCAGGCGCCCGGCGCGGAGCGATGAATAGTTGGCGCCGGAAAGATCACCCGTCAGCAAATCATAGGTCAGGCCATAAGCCGCCGCGATGGCGTGCAACTGATGCTTGGCCAATTCATTGAAGCCACCCGTGCCGGATGGCGTGGCGAAGGAAACATCTTCACCGGGCAACAGCCGTTCAATCATGCCGGGCGAGAAGGTTTTCAGCGCATCGCCAGTTTCAGAATCAGTCCCTTCCAGCGGGCCACGGCCAGGCGCGGCGTCACTGGTGATGAAAGCCGCCAGGCAGGCTTGCACCTTGGCTTGCTGCAGGGCGGCGTCTTCCAATTCATCCAGCGCCATCAGGCGCGTGATGACCGGCGCCGCCACTGGCACACCGCGCACCTGGCCGGGGCGCTGCGCCTTGAACAGGTGGATAATGTCGGAAGCCGGCACCCGGCGGCGCAGCATGGTACCGCGCCCGAAGGTGGCGGCTTCGCCGGGGTGCCGATCAAACAGCCAATAAGCCACCGGCGTGCCCATGGCGTTATATTCCACGCCATTGGCAATCAGATTGTCTTCCGGCCGGCGCCGTTCTTCATTGTAGGTTTCATCAAGCAAATCCGGTTCCAGCACCTGCAGTGCCAGCGGCACGTTCAAGCCGCGCCGGCGCTGTTCGGCGGGCGTCAGGCGAATAAGCTGGATCAGCACTTCACCCGCTTCAGCGCGCGTGCGGGCCGCCTGCGCTTGCAGCCCATAAAAATCCATCTGCCCCGTGATGTCGCACCGCGCGGCCCATGCTTCAAACGCTGCATCCACCGCCGCATTCACCGCATTGATCTGGTCGCGTTCGTCGCGCGTAGCCATGGGCACAGCTGACCGCGGCGTAATACCGGTGCCGATCTGATAGCCAATTAGCGTATCCAACGCCGATGCCGCCCAGGCATTGTTGCGCACCAGGTCGCGTGACCTATCGCGCAGCGTCTTCAAGCCTTCCTGCACTTCAGCGCGCGGGCCATTTCCGCTAGAAAGCCGCCCCATGCGGCGGGACCGGCGCGCACCATCATAGGCCGCCTGGATGCCCTGCAGCGCCAGGCGCGCGCGCGCACGGCGCAGCGCGGCTTCCGGCGCAAGGTTGGCAAGCAGGCGGTCAAACCACATGGCGGTTCAGTCCCTCACAAAAGCTGAAAGCGTGGTGCGGTTCATCGGCACGGAAAGTTCGCGGCGCAGCGCGGCGATGGCTTGGCTCATTTCCGTGATGCTGCGATATTTCACTGTTCGGCCATCGGAAAAGCGCACTTCCATCACCGCGCCGTTCTGCGCCATGGCGGCGGTCAGCGCGTCTATATCGGCCTGCGTCGCCATGATGATACCTTTCAAATCCAGTCTGATCGGCGTTCAAACCAGCCGCCGCTTCGGGGGGGCGCGGCGGGTTTTGGTTGTGGTGGCGGCGCTGGTTCAACAGCGGCCAAAGTCTTCAAATCGGGCTGCCAAAGGGCGGCCATATCGGCTTGCGCATCTTCGGGCCTGCCCACGCGCTCAGCGATCAGCTTTTCCCAATGCGCATCAGTCAGGTTCGCGGTTTCATGCCGGGCCAAGGCGCGGGCATAAACGGCGATATCCCACTGTTCGTTCCGGGGCCGCACCTTGCGCCACTCGCGCCTGGTGAAGCCCGCACGGTTGCCAATTTCCACACATGCTTCGGCGGTGATCTGTTCGAAAAAGCCCATATCCAGGGCTTGCGGAAAATGCGCCGCGCCCTTCGGCCAGGCGCCGGTAGCGTCAGGCCCCATTTCCGTGAGCCTCAGCGCTGCCGCAACTTCCGTCTTCAGATCCCAGGTACCAACCGGCCACAACATGACCGATCCGATTTTCTTGCCGTTATAGTCAACATCTTGCGGCTTCGGCATGCCAAGCGGCGGTTCACCCCACTTCGCCCGGCCATCCAGCGCCATGATGCGCGGATCGCGCCGGGCGGCGTGCCGGCGGGCGTGGGAATAAACCCGCTGCGGCAAATAGCCCGAGTCAATGCCGTAACAAATCGGCGCCCATTCACGGTTCCAGGCATCGCGGTAGGTTTTGCCAACCACTTCATCCAAGGCAAGCCACACCGGATCAAGCGCCGGGTCACCTTCCAGAATGCCACCATCCACCCACCAGGAAGACAGGTGCCTATCCCAACCATAAACGCCCCATTCCAGCCGATCCCCCTGCACGTCAACCGCGCCGGTCAGGAACAGCACGCCGGGCGGGATGCGCCGCGGCGGGTAGGCTTCGCGCCGGCGCCACAACAATTCGTGGCTCGGCAAATCGTAGCGCGGCTCATAAGGCAAGCCCAACACCTGCTGGGTGAAAACCTTATCCAGCAGCGGATCATCCTGGCTGCGTTCGCGCTGTTCTGCGACCCAGGCCCAAGACACGAAAGGCGAATACAGCGCATTCAACGCGAAGCTTGCGTGATGCACCAAAAGTTCCGGCCGTTCATGCACCCATTCGCCAGCGGCCAGCATGCCAGCCTTGGCGCGATGCTCGATCCCCGCACCGCAACCCGAGCAATGATACAGCGCGGCGCTTGGTTCACCTTTTGGCCAGCGCAAATTTTCAAAAACCAGCGGCTGCTTCGTGCCGCATTCAGGGCAGGCCACATGAAACCGGCCTTGGCTGCCATCTTCATACCGCGCCGAAATGCGGCATTGGCCTTTGATGCCGGGCGTAGATGCCGCGGCGATTTTCTCCCGGCCTGTCCAGGCAATGGAGCGGGCTTCGGCCATGGCGACTGGATCACCCCGGCCATCCACATCCATCGGGAATTCTGAGACTTCATCCAGCAGGATCACCCGTTTGGTGACCATCTGCAGGCCCTTCGATGAATTGGCCCCGGTAATGTCGATGTTGCCGCCGGCGAATACCTTGCGCCTGGTGGTACTGCCCGTTTCGTCCCGCGATACCAGCGCCCGGACCTTGGCCGATACCACGGGGCTATTCGCCAGCAGCGGTTCCAGCTTATCGCGGTTGAACTTCGTTGCTTCGTCCAGGCTTGGCAAAACCCAAAGAACGGTTGCCGGTGTTTCGGCGATAATCTGCCCCGCCAGGTTCAGCAGCGCCATTGTCTTGCCGACCTGCGCGCTGGCCATCAGCGTCACGCGCCGCGCCGGATGCGCTAGGCTTAGGGCATCCATCACATCGCGCAGATAAGGCACGCGGTCAGTACGCCAGCGGCCCGGGAAAGGCCCTTCTTCCGGGCCCAGCACGCGTTCCGCATCAGCCCAGGCCGAAACCAGCCGTTCGGGCGGAGAAGCCAAGCCCCGCGCCCAAGCCCGGCGAAGCACCGGGCCGGGATCAGGCAGCGCTTGGAACATCTGCCGCACTCAATTCATTTGCCAGCCCATCTAGCGCCCTGCGCAGGGCCTGCGTGATGGTGGCCTGGATGGCAATTTCATCACCAAGCCTGGCACAATCCGCCGCCACTTCCTGCGGGATCTGCAACAGCCGATCGCGCAGCTTACGGGCCATGTCTTCTTGCTCGGCTTCTACTCGAGCCGCTTCGAGTAACTTGCCTTGCTGACGCCCAAGCTCCAATTCCGCAAGCTGGGCGTCAGCGGCCATCTTGCGCAGCCGTTCCGCCGCTAAGCCCGATTCGGCGTCACCCGCCGGCATCGCGGCGGGGCCGGAAGTCTGCATCACGGGATCAAGCCCGGAAGCCCTCAGCGCCTGGTACTGCGCCAGATCAATCTTACCGTCAGCGCCCACCAGGTTATGCGCCCGCGCTTGCCGCGACACCGTGCTTTTATGCACGCCCACATGCGCGGCGATTTCCGTCACCGTCATACGCATGCCTGAAACCCTTGTGTTGCCTTACCCGCAACCGCAACGCCCGCGTTGCACCTTTTCCGCAACCA